TGGTTTTCGTCTAAGTAATAGCACAAAGTCAAAGGCATATTCGATATATTAATTATAATATTATCTTAAATATCAATATTGTATTTTGATTGTTCTTCTATACTCATTTGTAACCATTTTTGCTGTAATATATTAGTTATTTCTTTAGGTGTTTTTGATAAATTTTCTTTTTTTATTATTTCTCTATTTTCTAGCGAAAATTTATGAAAACAATTGGAAACTTCATACGAGATATTATCATTCATGTTACATTCAAGTTCAAATTTATCATATTCACTCTTATTATTTTTTAATTTTTTCCACTCATCACTGATATGTTTCATAACTACGTTTCTTGATGTTACAGGGGGAGTTTTTTCCGATAATTTAACTCTTTGCATGTCTGCGAACATTGAATAAACGGTCTTTTTACCTTTCTTTGAACTATAAGTTTTTTTGTATTTGCATAAAAAAGACGACCATGACTTTTTTATTTTATTCAGGTCTTCAATGTCTTCTTCTTTCAATGTATCTATCCATCTTGTAACAATATTATTTACTTCAGTTGGTCTCATTTTTATTTATAATTATATAAACTATAAATATATAAATAAATGATAAAAAAATTTATGATGCTATTTCCAACTGATATACCATTTGTATGTATAAAACATATAAAAAGTTATTTGCATTCTAATATTTTTAACAATATTTTTATATTAACTAAAGAAGAGGAAGATTATTATGATAATTATAAAATAAATTTCAAAAATAGACATAAAAACAGATCTTTTACTCTTTGATTAGATCCTTTATAGCTAATCTATATGTTATAATTCTACCAATCCCTAACACAGGGATAAATAAAGATCTAGTATAATAATCAGGTACAACAGAACAAATAAAAATACCTGTGGACAATCCAAGAGTAGAAGCTATTGTATTAACTGTAGTAAGTTTAGAGTAAATTTCACCTATATTATTTGAGCTTATATTTTGTATGCATTTGGCATTTATCGCACCATAACTTGTAAATGATATATTAGACATCATATTAGAAGAACTGGCTAATAATAAAAAATACGAACCATTGATATAGTGAGTTGAACACATTGTAACAAAAGAAAATTGCTGCATTATATCAGCGTATACAAGAAACTTTTCAGGGGTTTTATCTGATTTATTAGCTATTTTACTCATATATAAAACACTTCCAGCTTGACCTAATATGTCTTTACCCAAATAATTTAACATTCTAAAATTGTCATCTGTATTACTAACTACATTAATCATCGCATCTGTAGATATCGCGCTTTCAATAGAAACAAGAAAATTAGAAAGAAAAGACCATTTGACATAATTTATATATTTTTTACAATATTTGTTGTTTATTTTAAGCAAATTCATATATGTATATGAATTGAAAATAACAACGATTAATCATTTTTATATTTGTTTAAAGTAACAATATAATTATATAAAAATGGAAATTAATCCTCTTGGTAATTATGAAAAGTATAATACTTTTTATAAATTGTATAATAAACATAGAAATACTAATGTAATGGAATGGCTTGAAATAGAAAGAATTTTTCCTAAGTTAGGTAAACAAGGTATCGTAGGAGTTTTTCGTTCAAAAGAAGATCATAATATAAAGTGTGTATTTAAAGTATCTCAAGAAATAGATAATTTAACTATTCACGAAGGAGTAGTTATGGAATCGTTGAATGATATATCCAGTTTTTGCCCAAGTTTTTGTAAGTCTTACGGATTAGCCCCTTGTATCAGAAGCGAAAAATATACTAACGACAAAAACCTCTTTTTTTTAGAAGACAATACAAAAAGTATACCAGATGAAGTATTATTATTTGAATTTATAGAAGATACTCATAAATTAAGTACATATATAAAATCTTCTAAAATAAAAGATAATATTGTGTATTCTAATATAAAACAAGTATTGTTGTCGATAAATCTAGCACAAAAATATTGCAAATTAACTCATTACGACTTACATTCAATGAATATACTAATGAAAAAGTGCGATAAAGATTTAGTTATGTTATACATAATAGATGAAGAGAATCAACTGTATGTTCCAACATACGGACACTTTCCTGTTATTATAGACTATGGATTTTCATACAGTCAAAATATGAATGACGGTCCATTATGGCCAAGTATGGGTCACACTTCATATGGGTTTACAAGTGATCGCTTTGATTGGTTAGCGGACCCTAAATTATTTCTTGTTACAATACTTGATGAAATACAAACATACAGAAATAAATCATCCAATAATAGAAAATTTAAAAAAATATTAAAAGAATTGTTTGAACCATTAAATATAGATTGGGAAACTGGTTGGGATCAAGACGAAAATCCAAATGCAACTGAAGAATTATATGGTTTCGCAGAAAAAAATAGTAAAAATTCTATAATATTTTCAGATTATACAGCGTTAGCTGTTGATTTAATGACACCTTTAATTATATTACCTTTGGAACAAAATTCCAGTTGCAATTTAAAAAAATCATTTAATGTTTTTATAAATGAATGGATCAAAATAGAAGATGAATTGGTAAAAACAACTAAATGTTTATTTATATTAAAACAAATTGTAAATATAGCTGGATACGTAAGACCTGATTATCTTGTCAAACAAAGAAGAGAGCATGCCATAAACACATTTAAAAATGATATATTCGATGTTACTGCAAACGTAGCTAAATTTTGCCAATATAAAGATGTTAATTTTGAAAAGTTATTGTGTTCATTATATATAGTATCAGCAAACTTTGAAAACAATTTATATAAACATATGGAAAACAAAATAAAACACAATAGACAAGAAAAAGTAAAGTTGAAAAATATAGAGCAAATATACGGTTCTATTGAATATAATATTCCAAGTGAATACAAATTCACAAAGAATACACAAATAATGGTAATGGACAGTATAAAAGGTAAATCTAATATTTTTAAACTAAAAGATGAAGAAATTTCTATTATAAATAAAACACACAATATATGCAGAGGTACTGTGTTGTATAACAATTACAAAAACAAAGAAGAATCTGATTCTGACTCGGACTCTGAATCAAGTGAGTGATAATCATAATCTGTTCTGTAGCTCCATTCGCCTGTAGAAAATTTAGGTAAAATACAAAGTTCTACTATACAATCTGCTGTATCTTGTATATATGATAATATAGTAGATGGTATATTATTATCGTTTTCAAAATATGGTAGTAAATTACATCGAGATGTTAAATTTCTATTAATTCGATGATCTATCATATTAGGGAGCGAATAACTAAATATATTAACAAGATATGTTAAGTTTTTTTTTTGATCTTGTTCTTTTAATTCTTTTTTTATTTCTTTTTTTATTTCTTCTATTGTTTTGTCAATAATTATTTCCTGAATACCAATAGGTAATTTTAATATTTGCTGTGCAATATTTTCATTACACTTATCTAATAGGCTATTGTTACTATCCATTATACAATAATAACGTATATTATTATTGTATATCAATTTTCTTTATTTATTAAGAGCATACAGGATATAAATGACCTACATTTTTTAATTTTTTCTTTGTTTTTATCTTCCTTTGAATTTATTTGATTCTTTTTTAGTAAATTATTGAAATTATACAGGGCTTTATCATTTAAGTTTAAATCATAAGACATTATAGTAGGTGACATACTACCTCTTGGATACATAGGATATTTATCTTTGTTCATTTATTTACTAATATAAAATTAAAATTTACTTGACAAATTTGATACATTATTAAATCGTAGATATGACAATAGAAAATAAATATAAACAGATTGACCCTATAGATCATATACTATTAAGACCAGATATGTACTGTGGTTCTAAAAACTTAAGACGAAGCAATGAATATACATGTTCAACATCCAGCTACAAAATAAATAAGGAAGAAATTAAATATCACCCTGCTATGTTGCGTATATTTATAGAAGTCTTATCGAATGCGATAGATAATTACAAAAGAAGCCTAAAAAGTAAAACTCCATGTACTACGATAAAGGTTACTATTGATTCTGAAACTAATGAAATTTCTATATGGAATGATGGAGAAATTATTCCTATAGAGTATAATGATACTGAAAAATGTTACAATCATAGTTTAATTTTCGGTAAATTACTATCTGGGTCTAATTACGATGATGATGAAGAAAGAGAAGTAAGTGGTAGAAATGGGCTAGGAAGTAAATTGTGTAATGTATTTTCTAAAAAATTTACAGTAACAGCTTATGATGATAATAATAACAAGAGTTTCAAACAAACATGGTATAACAATATGAAAGAAACTAAAGGTCCTGAAATAGAAGAAAACGTTCATAGAAAAGTTGGATTTACTTGTATCAAATGGTTAACTGATTTCGAAAAATTTAATGTACAAAAATATAGTAAGGATATTATAAGTTTATACAAAAAATTTGTAGTTGACTCTGCAATGTTATGTTCTAATGTAAATGTATATTTTAATGATGTTAAGATACAAGTAAATAGTCTAAAAAATTACTCTTTTTTGTATACAAATGAGGATACAACAGAAGTTAAAACAATTAAATATAAAGATTGTGAAGTTGTAATCACTCCATCTTCATTAAACGAGTTTGAATCTATTTCATTTGTAAATGGAGTTTTCACTAAAAATGGAGGACAACATGTGGACGCGTGGTCAGAACAGATATTTAGACCTATAGTAGATAAAATAAATAAGAAAAATAAAACGAATAAAATTAAATTAAATATATCTGATGTGAAACAGTTTTTCAAGCTATTCATTGTATGTACTGTTGTCAGACCTGAATTTGATAGTCAAGATAAAAATAGACTGGAATCACCTGAAATAAAAGCTGAAGTCGCAAGTTCTATTATTAATTCAATCATGAAATGGTCGTTTATATCCAACATTGAAGATATTGTAAAACAAAAAGAATTGTCTTTGTTGAAAAAGAGTGAAAAAAATTCAGCAAAAACTTATGTAAAAATAGATGGGTTTGACCCAGCTAATAACGCAGGAACAAAAAAATCTAACGAATGTACATTAATCGTATGTGAAGGTTTATCAGCTAAAACTTACGCGGTCGCGGGAATTCAACAAGGGATATATAATAAAAAAGGAAGAGATTGGTTTGGTATACTTCCATTAACTGGAAAAATATTAAACGTTAGAAATGCTAATATATCTAGTATTTCCTCAAACAAAGTAGTGTCAAATATTATAAAAGCACTTAATTTAAAATTCAACGTAGATTATACTATAGATAAAAATTACAACACTCTTAACTACGGCAGACTTATGGTAATGACCGATGCTGATTGTGACGGTATCCATATTGAAGGTTTACTAATAAATTTATTTCATAAACTATTTCCTACTATATTAAATAGAGAAATACCTTATATAACAAGTATGAAAACACCTATAGCAAGGGTTAGTAAACCGAAA